TCACATGCCCCCCCCCAAAGGCAAAGGGGCCCCGAATCATCGGGGCCCCTCTCTCGTTGACACCATCGCTGATCAGGCAGATGGTTGGGGCACACGCCCCTTCGCCGCTCGCATGAGTTCGGTCACAAGATCTGGTACGGCTCCAGCACGTTCCATTCAATGTCGGTGGGGCCACTGCCCAGCTCGCCGATGCTGGCGATCACGCAGTTGTTGGCCATCACGCGGCGCGGGCCCTCGTTGTCGCGGGCAGAAATCTGCGTCTTGCCACCGGTCAGGTCGTCCAGCGTCACGCCGGGCTTGAGCAGAACCTTGGCCTTGATCATGCGCGGCACGCGTTGGCGCATCGTCGCGTCCGGGCCGCTCGCAGCGGGCACAGCTTTGTTCTCGTAGCCCATCAGGCCAATGATCGTGCAGCTGCCATCCACAATGCCGATCGGCTTGCCGCCCACAACCAGGGCATCAACGTGGAACAGTGAATCTGGGTTTGCCATAAAGGCCTCCAAGTCAAAAAGTCAAAGGGCATTCAAAGGGCCAGCAAGGCCCTTCAAACACCACTCACACGTGGCCCAGGATCGGGTACGTCGTGATCGCAGTCTGGTAGTGCTGGCCGATCAGCACCGGCTCGTCCTGCACCTTGAGGCGGCCATTGGTCCCGTCGATCTCGACCACCAGCGTCTGCTTGTAGTACGGCAGGTTCTGCATCAGGCCCACCTTCATGAACTCCAGGTAGATCCCGATCATGATGTCCTCGCCCAGCTCCTTCGTCATGATCTCCTGACCAGGAATAGCCTCGTCCACATATTCGGCGATCTTGAAGTTGTAGTACTTGGTCTGGAACTCCGTCACGTTGAACCAGCGCTTGTAGCTCATCGTCTTGATGGCGTTCAAGCTCGACTTGCTGCGGTCCGGCGCACCGGCGCCGTTGTGCTCGTAGTTTGTCACCATGCGGCTCAGCTCGCCGGTGTAATCCACATGCATCTTCAGCACCGAGCCACCCGCCAGCAGCAGGTTGTTGGGCTCTTGCCCTGCCCAGCCCTGGCCCTGCACCGGCCCCTTGTACTGCGCCAGGCTGATGCCCATGTGCGGCACGGCCGGGTCCAGCGCGGCCTGGCTCTCAATGGCGGCGCCCACCTCGGCGGCCGTCTCCCATGGGTTCGACACATCATTCTTGGTCATGATGGTGTGCACCTGCGCACTGTTGCGGCTGGCCAGCCAGGTCAAGGCCGTGGCCGAGTCAGCAGAGCGCACACACGTCACGGCCTGGCCGTCTTGCATGTTGTTAGCCAGCCAGCGGGCTTCCAGCTCAGCCTCCAGCAGTGCCAGGTTGGCGTTGTCGGTGAAGGCGCACACCAGCTCGGTCGCGCGGTAGCCCACCATCGCGGCGATCGCAGCCGTGATGTCCGGCGTACCCGCACCACCGGCCATGGGCGGAATCACCACCGTCAGGCCCACAGGCAGGCGGTCGTCGGTGTAGTAGGTGGCGCGCACGTCAATCGAATTGCCACTCGGGCCTGCCCAACGGCAGGTCAACAGCACCTTGTTGGTCGCACTGCCAATCGCTGCCGTCACCGGCAGGCTGGGCACCGCATTGATCGCGGCCACCAGGGCAGCGGCAATGGTGGCACCCGTGTCCGCCGCCTGGGCGCCCACGCCCACACGCACGCCACCGATGTACAGCTGCACATCACCCGAGGTGCCCAGCGTTGCACCAGCCGTCGAGAACACCACCTCGCTGCTGGCTGCAGCCGCGCCCGCAGCGGCAGGCACGGCAATGCAGTCAATAGGCAGGCCCAGGCCAGCGTTGGCCGTGGCAGCCCGCCACATGGCCACCAGCATCGAGCCCTCACCAAAGTAGGCAATGGCATCGGCCTCGGTGCCCACAGCACGCAGCAGGCCATTGTTGGCAGCCGTGCCTGCGGCCAGCTTCTGGCCGATCAGCAGCAAACGGCGTGGCATGCCGCGCAGGCCACGAACGGCGCGCGAGAAGTCCAGCTTGTTGGCAACGAAGGGTTCCAGGTAGTTGATGCTGAGAATGTCTTGAATTGGCATGGGTGACCCTTTAAGTCATTTGCAGAAAAAACAGCGATTAATGGTTGATCATTTACAAGCTGGGCGTGGCAAACCGCACCTCAAACGCTACTTGCTCATTGACGCCGATGAGGTCTGGGTGAGTGTAAAAGCCCTTCGCGTCGACGACGATTGCAGAATCCGTAATCAGCGTTGTGGCGCCTGCTGCATCAGTCTTGAGCGCACTGTTGCAGGCCATGCCGTTGCGCCACTCATACCGGATGCGGGTGTTCAGGTTGATGAGGATCACTCGGTATGGCTGAAACCGCGTGAAGACCGGGTAGAACATCTTGGCCACTGCGTTTGTCACGGCAGTTGTCACAGCCTTGCCCAGTGAAGCGTTTTGTCCATCCTCAATGGTCAGCGTCGTGGTGCCGCCAACGGCGTACGTGCCCAGGTATTGGATTGAGAACCAGTCGTTCGCACCGGCCGGACCGGCCCCGTTGATCTGGATGTATGTACCCGTGGTCAGGCCAGTGTTGTCCGCGATGGTCAGATCTTTTTCAAGGGCTGCTGTCGCGGTCACGCTGTAGGCTGGTGCGGCCACTGCATCTGCCCTGATGAGGCCCTCAAGCGAGGGATCAAGCAGGGAAGGCATACCGTTTGCAAGGAGGATGCTGATGGCCATTTTTAGACTCCAAGTTCGAGACGAAGGGCGGCCTCAAACTGCGCGTTCCAAAGCGCAATACCGGGCGCCCCAGGGTGGACGTTGTCGGGCAGCCAGGCGGCGTTGTATTGCCAGTCTTTAGCGATGTCGATGAGTGGAATCCGCTTGTTCGAACAGAGCGTGCGGATGCGATTCCAGTAGTCAGCAGTCTCAGCTGTGAGATTCGCGCCAGACGAGGTACCACCGCCGACGAACATCAATATGATCCACGGCCGTATGCCAACAGCCAGGTACTCATCCACCCGCTTGGATATCTGCATGTACGACCGGATCAGCTTGTCTGGGCTGTCAATCGTGTCGTTCGTCGAGAGCGTCTGCATCACGACATCAGTCACGCCAAGGCCTGCGCGCAGGTAGTTTTCGAAGTTCGTAAAGTATTCAGATGATCGATTGCTGGACATGCCGAAGGGCACGTAGTTCAGCACCGTGCCAACAGGCAGCGACGGCTTCACGGCAGCAAAAGCAGTCGTTGGGTACAGGAAGCCCTCGATGTGCGACTCGCCGACAAATGCAAAGCTGCGCACTTTCTCAGCAGGCAAGTCCAGGTCAAACTCCAAGAAGAACGGGGCTGTCTGGAAGTTATCGGTGCCGCTCACAAACACGCCCGTGGGTGTAGCAGTAGGGTCTGAGGCAAAGTTGCCGGCGGGCAACTTACTGCCTGGCACAGCATTGAAGCCGCCGACAACCGCAGTTGACTCGGCGATGGTCCACTCGTAGCAGCCGATGCCAGGCTCAGTGACACCAAGATACGGCGCCTCCTTCCGGATCTTGACCAGGATGTAGTAATTACCAGACCCATCATCACAGGGCACCGAGGGCATTGGCATCCAGTCTGAACGAACAAAAGACGAGATGGCGTGGTCAGAGCCCATTGCGTCCCAGTTCGATCGCATGGCTGCCGATGGGTAGATGACTGGAGACAGCGTGGAGCCAGCATTGATTTCCGGCGTGCCAGCGCCCCAATGCTCGCCACCCCCCCAGCGAAGTTGGCGCCACCCATATGGGGCGGCGTCGCTTGCATTGACGTTGGATGTCACTGCGCCCTTGCGAGGCAAATACGAGTTTGCGACCGTATCGTTGAGAGCCTTGTCAGTAGGTGCTACAGCAGCGCGGAAGCCCGAGGCTTCCCGGTAGCCGCGAGACAGGACCCAAACACGCACGGCAGAAAATTTTCCGGGCGCACGCACTTTGGCCCATGCGTTAGTTGTTCCGTAACTGGCGATATGGCCCATCTGACTCGCGCGAGGCTTCCAGATAGCGGTGACGCGCTTGGTAGTTACGCTGGTGGCCGATGTAGCTGCACCGACCCCCGAGAACGTCACAACATCGTTGCCCTGAGAGTCCTGGATGCCAACCATAACCCCATCAACGAATTTACCCATCAAGCCCGTCAACGGTCTCGACACCGTAGGTGCCGACGATGCCGTACCGATCAGGCTGGCAATACCCAAGTTCACCAGCAAGTCACGGGTCGCGGTGTCCACAACAAAGTCTTGCGTTCCCGCATCACCCGGCACACGCTCAACACCATCAGCCTTCACACGCTTGAGCGCGCGCACGGTGTAGTAAGTCCCAGCCATAAAAGCTCCAATCGTCAAGCGTTGTCAAACTGCCGGGAACTGAATGTCTTCAGTCACATCCAGCGCACCTTCTTCATTCGTCTCACCCACATGCGTGCGCACGTGGTCCACGATGTCAACCCCGGTCAACGGCTTCGTCACCGGCGGCACATAGGCCAAATTCGGGCTGACCAGCTGGTCCCACTTGCACAGCCAGCGGGCCATGTTCTGGGCGTCCAGGTGGCGGCTGTACATGTTTTCGCAGGTCGGCCGCTCGTCGAGCGACGAGATCGATGTGTCCAGCGCCGTGCTGTCAGGCCGCCAGTCGCGCAGGGCCTTGGCCAAGCGCGCAGCCAGCTTCAGGCACGAGCGCGCCCGCGTCTCGCGGTCCACAGCCTTGGTCAGCACAATGGCTGCCAGGTACACGCGGTCCGTCTCACGGCCTGCTTGGCGGCGCCCATCGTTGGCAGGGTGCCAGCCCAGCACCGCCACAAAGATGATCGGGCAGGCAAACGACTTGGCCCCAATCTCACCCTCGGTGAACTCGCCACCATAGGGCAGCACAGCCAGCACGTCCTGCTGCGTGAACTGCGCCCTGATGTAGGCAATGGCCTGGTCCTGCAAGGTCTCGGCGCTCATTGCAGGATCCTGATCTCGGCAATCAAGAAGTCGCCCAGCCGTTGTTCCTGGCGCTCCGTCACGCCCATCACCGGCCGGGCCGGCAAGGTGACGCGGTGCTTCATGCCGCCCGTCTCGCCGCCGTAGTGGTGAATGCGGGCATACACCGAGTCAGAGCCAATCTCAACCGACTCGCCCAGCAGCTGGTAAACGTAGCTGTCATACAAGCGGTGGCTCTTGATCAGCGTCTTGCCCTTGCGTGCGATCGCCGCTTTCGACTGCGGCATGGGCGAGCCATCCCACAGCCGCTGCTTGTCAAAGTTGTCCTGGAACTGCCCCAGCAAGTACCCGCCCATCTCTTGCCGGGCTTCCTTGAAGTGGTTCGCATCGGCGATGTACAGCCGCAGCAAATGCGCCTCAAGCACCGCATTGCTAGAGGCATCAAACGTCAGGCTAACGCCGTCCTGGTTGCGTGTGGGGCCGCTCACAGGGCACCACCACCGCGCCCAAAGCGCTCATTGAAGTCCCAGTCAATGCGGCTGGCCACAGGCCCCGTGCGGTAACGGTTCCTGACCACCGGGCCTTCGCCCGTGGCCGAGTCCACGAGCTGCACGCGGCCCTTCTGGACATCAACCAACCAGGCGCGCCAGCGGGCAGCCACGTCCTTCATGGCGTCGGTGGCGTTGTCTGCACTGCCCGACAGGCTCTCGCGCACCAGGGCCAGGCAGCACTCTTCCAGCACACCAGCGTCCCTGTGGTTGGCAGGCAGCGGCAACACAACGGCACTGCGCAGGTAGCCGTCCATGAAGTTGCTCATGTCACTCAGCTTGCGCACCAGGCGCGCCATGCCGGCGTTCACAGCGTCAAGCTGCGCCTGTGTGAGGCTGCTGGTGGGGCCAGCAGGCAGGGTGCCCGCCAGGGCCATCTGCACCGCGTCCGCAGTCACCAGCCGCTGTGTGTCTTGCATCAGCTGGCTGGTCTCTTCCAGGCCGAACTCCTGGGCGAACCGTTGGGGCGTGGCGTAGGCCATGGCGGGGCGTCCTGATCAGTCAGCCGCTTACTTGGCTGCGGCCTTTGTGGTGCCAGCCTTGGCGGCAGCGGCATCAGCGCTGGCTGAGGCATCAGCGGTGCCGGTGCCAGCAGCATCAGCCATGCCGGTGGTGGCCGAGGCATCAGCAGCAGGGGCCGTGGTGGTCGCAGCAGCCGTGGCTTGCGCAGCAGCCAGGTCAGCCGTGGCCTTATCCAGCTTGGCTTGCAAGTCGCCGTTGTCGGTCTGCAGCGTCAGCAGCTTGGCCAGCTGCTCGGCGTTACCCGCTTGCAGGCTTGCAAACTGCAGCTGCAGCGTAGCCAGCGCGTCTTGCGCCGTGCCCAGCTGGCCCTGCAGGTCTACCTTCTCGGCCTCAGCCGATTCCAGCTTGGCCTGGTAGAACGCCACATTGCCCAGCGCATCACCCAGCTTGGCCTGCAGCTCGGCCACAACGGTGCCGTTGTCGCCCGTAACCACCACGGCGGGCAGCGTGGTGCCCGCATCACGCACAGCACCCAGGCCCTTCAGCTCCTTGGCGGCAGCGGGGTCCAGCAAGATCGGCTGGTCGGGGCCATACGTCTGGCCGTTGCGCGACACCTGCACGTTCGTCGTGTACTCAATCTCAACATCAATCATGGCAACTCTCCAAAAGGGTAAATTTGCTCAACCAGGTCGGGGGCCCAGCCCCCGGGGCTCACAGCGGGCTCAGGGCCGCGTCAAACGCAGTTCTGGAACAGGGCGCCCAGCGCACCAGCCGCCACCACTTCAATCACCTTCTCGCCCACACGCACACGCTCAGAGCCGCTCAGGCCCATCTTGGGCTCGGGCAAAGTGCCCGCCACCTTGTTGCCAAACTGGCCGGTAAAGCCGAAGGTGGGCTGCAGGGCCTGCGCGGCCATCGGGTCGTTGTAGAGCAGGGCAGTCGAGTTGCCCCACACACGCTGGTAGTTCGGCGCTTGGCCCTTGCGTGCCGTGTTCACCCAGCCGGCGCCCACAATCACTTCTTCCACTTCCAGCTTGTCGGCCAGGGCCTTCTTGTCGACCACGCCATAGGTCTGCGCGGTGCCATACACGGCCTGCACAAACTTGGGGTTCTGGCGAATGGTCGTCCACACCTGCTGGCCAAACACCACCTGGCGGGGGCGCTGCAGCGGCTTGTCCAGCGCCGTCATGATGTCCAGCAGCGGGTTGCTGTTCACGAAGTCACTCCACTTGCTCGTGCCGCTCAACGTGGTCACATTGGCGGCCGGGTAGGTCGCCGAGTTGAACACCAGGTTGGCCACACGCACTTCGCGGTCCAGCTGGATCAAACCTTCCAGGAACATGGTCGAGATCGCCAGCGGGTTCATCGGGCCACCCGAGGCCGGCTTGAGCATCTTTTCCCACGCTTGAATGTCGTCAATGGGCACGATGTCATCCAGGCCCCAGTCCAAGGTCTCGCCCTGCACCAGCGTGCCGAAGAACTCCACCTCATTGGGCTGCGACTTGCGGCCCACCTTGGTGTCCGGCAGCGTGTAGCCCTGCTCAGCGCTGTACACCGTGTACTTGAACTGCTTGGCCACCGGCACGCGGGGCAGCACCTTGTCGGCAATCAGGGCCACCGCAGGGTTGCGGTAGGCCATGGCAATGGAGGTCAACTCCGGGTTGATGGGGAAGGCGTTCGCGCTCATAAGCAGCTCCGGTTATCCGTTGAAAAATGCGTTCGTTGATGGCGCCCAGGGCATGGGCAATCCGGCAGCGGCTTAGCCCTGCATCGCGCCCTGGCTGATCAGCACCTCGACCTGGTCACCCGCAGCCGTGGAGTCTTGAAAGGCCATGCCAATCAGCCGGTTGTTCACACCCGCAGCCGGGGCCGCAGCCACCACGCGGCCGCTGGCATCAGAGGTCAGCGGCACACCAAAGGTGAACGCCGCGCCCGCGCGGCAGCGGTCAATGCCCGACAAGGTGATGTCCACGCGGTCATTGGCCGCGCAGTCCACCGGGTTCGAATAGATGCCGATCACGTTGTCGGTGGGGCCGGCTGCGGTCACCACGTGCTTGGCATCGCTGCCCAGCTTCACCAGGCTGAAGGCCACGATGGCCGCGTCGGCAACAAAGCTGCGAAGAAGGTCTTGACTGGCCATGAAAGGCTCCTGAAAAGGGCTATGAAGCCGGTTTGAAGGTGGGTTGAATGCGGGGGGGCTGAATGCGGCGTTGAGGCAGGCGTCAGGCCGTGGTCTTCTTGCTGAACATCGCCACCGCCTCGGGCAGCGACACCGTGATGCCCGCCTTCGCCTGCTCAGCCATGTAGTTCTGCGCCTTGGCAGCCACAACAACTGGGTCATCGCTGGTCTGGTCGTCAACGACCTCATCCATGCGGCCGTCTTTGCCCAGGCGCACCAGCGGCTTGCGCGTGGCCATGAAGTGGGCAAACCAGTCCTTGGGCGCCTTCTTCACTTCGGTGGCACCCTGGCCCTCACCGGCCGAGAAGGTCAGCTCCACGGCCGCGTCTTCCAGCACGCCCATGAACTCACGCAGGCCAGGCTCTTCGGCTGGCGTCACAAGGCCAGCAGCCTTCCAGGCGTTGATCTGCGTGCCGATGCGCTCGTCCTTGCGCTGCTGGCGCAGCTCGCCCAGCTCAGCGCCTTGCGCGGCAAACTTTGCGGCAGCAGCCGCCTCGGCCTCAGCCTTGGCATCTGCCTTGATCTTGTCCAGCTCTTCTTGGGTTGCCATCTGGCCTCCGTTGGGGGTTGGGGCCTGGTAGGCCGGTTGGTCATCTGTGTCAGCGTCCATGGCCGCTGTGGCGCGCTCCGCGCTTGATGTCAGGCTGTCGATCTGCCAACCAGGCACAACCCGGTCAGCCACCTCCACGCCGCTTTGCTCAATCAGGTATTCCCGAAAGCCTCGGAACAAGCTGGCCACGCCCTGCGTCGCCCAGATCAGCGAGCGCACCGCGTCGTCATCACCCATGAACTCGATCACGTCCGCATCGGCGTCTGCAAACTCCACCGGCTTGAGGCCATCCAGCGCAGGCGCCACAGCGCCCAGCCAACCCACGTGGCGAATGCGCCAGCCGTGCAGCTTGTCCTGCATCACGCTCAACGAGCGGTTCGTGTAAGCCTTCTGCTCAACCGCGCGCTCAAAGTCGGGGTTGATATCGCGGAACTTCACAAACAGCGAATCACCCTCGCGCTTGACCGACTCGGTCCAGGCATACGCGGGGTCGTTGTGTTTGGGGTGGCCCAGCACCGCAGGTGCGGCGGCAACGGCCTGGTTGGCCGCCATCTGATCAAGGTCAGCCTGGCTGAACGTACGCTCAACGCCCTTGCTGTCAACATGAGTGCCAGCACGGAACACCTCGATCCAATCAGCCAGACCTTTGAAGTCGGCAATGGTCGAGGCAATGGCGGTTTTGGGGTGGTGTGTCGCAGCGGTCGTCATGCCGCTACTTTGCCCAGACGTCATCCCGACGTCTTGGTGAAACAGTTCACAAGCCCAAGGCTGGGCGGGGCGCCGCAAAGGGCTGTGAACAGGGCAAATCAGGCCGAGCCATTTAAAGGCCCTGTGGCGCGCTAAAGGCCGTCAAGCCCCGCTGGTATAGGCACGGGGTCGATCGGCGTTTTTATAGCTGGTTTATAGCGATCTGGGGGCTATCGGTTTGTGTGACGGAGTTCACAAACCGAACGGGTTGTGCGCAGTCGGCAGCTTCGCTTCGGTGGCGGGCTCGTCCTCAATCACCTCCACAACCCCACCAGGTGGGAACAAGTCCCACAGCCCCAGCTGGTCATCACGCGGCTCATGCGCCTGCTTGATGTTGATCACCTGGCGCACCGTGTAGTTCACCTTCAGCGCCACCTCGCGCAACAGGTAGCCCTTGCCCAGCAACTCCATCACGCGCTGGTGGCGTACCTGGCGCAACACCGAGTCGTACTTGGGCAGCTGCAGCGTCTCGCTGCCACACGCCTCAATCAGCGCCATGAACGCCTGCGTGCCCAAGACCTCATGCAAGTCATGCTCAGCCACAAAGCGCTTGGGCACGATCACATACGAGCCGCCGCGCTGCTCCACCAGCTTGTAGGCCGCCGCCTCGCCCAGCACACGCATCAGCTTGCGCAGCTGGGGCGGCAAGTTCAATGGGTTGATGGCGGTCAGGTCTGGCTTGGCGGCGCGCATGGCTCAGGCTTTCACGTCGCGCGGGTCGGCCTGCTCATCCTGGCCGGCCGCGCCCACACGGGCACACCAGCGCTTCATGGCCTCAATCAACCGCGTCATCTGGTGCCCATTCGCAAAGCGCAGCGCCCCCGGGTAGCTGCCCTGCAGCATGTGCTTGGCCCAGGCCTCAATGGCCTGGTCAACCTCGACCAGGTCGGCGCGCTGCTCAACCGCGCCCACCTCAGCCAGGCTGTGCCACATGGCCCGCAACTTGGCCATCTGGCTCTCAGCACGCCCAAGGGTGGGCCGACCGGCCTTGGCCTTCACCACAAAGCCACAGGCCTTGTAGTGCTCAATCACGGCCTTGCGCTCTTGCCAGGTCAGCTGTGTGCTGCTGGTCTTGCCGCTGCACTTGGCGGCCAGCATGGCCCGGTAGGTGTCATCGTCCTGGCCCAAGAAGGCGCGCCCCATCTGGATCAGGGCAATCTCTTTGCGCTTGAGCTGCTCGGCATTGCTTGATGTGGTCATGTCAGTCCTTTGCTGGTTAGCTCAAAGCCGGCCGTCGCCCTCGACGCCGATCGACACAGGCGGGTGGGTTGCGCCCAGGCACGACAGGAACACGGGCGCGCCCTGGTTGAGCAATGCCAGCTGCTCGGGCGTGGGCTGCCAATAGCTGATCACGCCCGGGATCGACTGATCCCCCAAGCCGCGCTGGTCATAAAACACGCGGGTCACATACAGCGGCTTGCACTGGTCGCGCGACATACCCGGTGGCGCACCAAGCACGTCATTGCTGGTCTTGTGCTGAATGGGGTTCATTGCGTACTCCCTGCAGCGGCCTGGCGCAGCTGCTCGCATGCAGCCGAGGCTTTGTCTGCCGAGTCAAACAACATGGCCTTGTTGCCTTGGGCAACGTGCATCCACTTGCAGTCTTTTCCGCGCTTGGTCTGCACACCGTAAACAATCCGCGCCTGCTCCAGCTCCATGGCCTCGGGGCTGGTGTCAATCCATTGGCTCACGCGGTACATGGGGTATTGCGTCTTCAACGCATCCCTATACGCAGTGTTTTGTCGCCGCTGCTGCTGCAGCTTGCGCCACGCCACCTCAGCTTTGCCCTTTTCTTTGGGCAGCCAATCAGCTATCTCAACCATCACGGCAATAGCTTGCTTTCCGTCTTTGAAGTAAGCCCGCAGCTCACCAAAGACCGGGGGGTCCATCGGCTCCAAGGTCACGGTCTCGCCGACCCGCATGATCATCTCTGCGCAATCGAGCCTGCGCCCATGCACCACCACACCCTTCGGGCCAATGACTCTCTTGAACTTTTGGTTCATGGCTGCCCCCAAAGGTGAAACACACTGATCGGCCCCGTGATCGGCAGCGGCGGCACATCTACGGCCCGCACCCAGCGCCGGTCGAAGGGTGCTTCAAAGTCCACTTCTTCCAACGGCACGCAATCGGTGTCCTCGTCGTCCAACACATCCAGCCACGCCCCATTGGCGCGCACCTCAAAGCCTCTGCACAACTCAATGCGGCTCAAGCGGTCCACGACGCTGATGTCGACAATGCGCCGGTGCACAGCCACCCGCATGCTCGACAAAATGTTGTGCGGCTCAACACCCAAGGCTTGCGCCAGGTCCACGCTGGTGAACACCTCGCCCGCTCTGAACTTCGACAAATGCGCCAGCACTTGCGCAGGCAGCTTGCGCATGCTGGTGCTGTAAACAATGGCCATGGCCACTCTCCTTCTGGTTTGTTCAAACAGCCACCCAGCTGCTTGAAAAAACCCCCTGGCCAAATGCACCAGGGGAAAATCGGGCAAGCCCGATCAGGGAGACTCTTTGCGGGGGTGGCGCTCCAGGTCGCGCAACACCACATGCACCCCAATGGCGCCGCCCACCATGGCCAAGCGCGTAAACGTGTCATCGGTCAACACACAGCCAATGCCTGCGGCCAACACAGCCAGCAGCGTCACTGCCCAGCGAATCCAGAACGCTTCCATGGTCACGGCGGCCTCCATCACACGTCCATCGGGCCAACGGCCACACGTGGGGCGCTGCGGCCCAGGTCAGGGGTTTGTTCATCCACCAGCCTGAACACGTCCTGGCACGCATGGCAGGCCGTCTCATCAGCCGCCACACGGCCGCTCAGGCAGATGGGGCACTGGTAGGGCTTGAGTGGCAACACAGGCCGGTCACCGAGCAACATGGCGCGAGTCCTCCCAGCCCGTGGCTTCGCTCCAATACATCAGGGGCAACTTCAGCCCGCAGGCTGTCGTGATGCGCAGCTTGCCAATGCCGGCCGCACCCTTGTGATTGAGCACCAGCGCCTCGGCCGCATCCAGCACAACATCGATGTCGCAGTCGTCCAGGTCATAGCAACCCAGCGAGCGCCACGAGCCGCGCAAGTTCATGTCAACCAGCACCTCTCTGGGCGCCGCCATCGTCTTCAGGGGCTTCAGTGCGCGGGCCATCTCACACCCCCGCAATGTCAAGCTGGATGGGCAAGTACTCCCCGCTCACGTCGTCGCGCTCATAGAACCGCAGGTAGCTCTTGCTCGACACCACCTTCATCGCGTCCGCAATCAGCGTCATCGCCTTTCCCCAGTTCTCGTCGTCGATCTTCAGGCGGCGCAAGGCCAGCACGCGGCCCACGTTCACTTTGCCTTCCTTGTCCGTGTCAAAGGCCTGGTTCACGATCGCCTGCAAGTTTTTATTGGCACCCTTGGCCCACACGTGGATGCACCCATCGATCAGGTTCTTGGCAATCTGCAGTCGCTCGTCAAAGGCCACGTTGTCAGACACCGCACGCAGCACCTTGAACTTGCCGTCATAGGTCGTCAGCGACAAGTTGCCCTTGCCAGCCGCACCGCGCAGCTTCACGTCGTACTGCTCAGCGCACGCCGCAATGAACGCATCAATGTCGGCCGAGGCCTGCGCCTTCATGTCCGCCAAAATGCCGCTGTGCTCCTTCGCCTTGGCGCACAGCTGCTTGACCAGCTTGTCGCGGGCCTTGTCCACATCGGCAATGCGGCTCTCAGGCGTCAGGCTGCCCTTGGCATCGGCCCAGTAGCCCTTGGGCACGGGGGGTTGGGTTTGCTCGTTGTCGCTCATCACTCTGTCCTCATCGTTGAAACGGTTGAATCCATGACCAGGTTCATGCCCAACTTCGCCGCCACGCGCGGGTGAGCCCTGATCCAGCCATCGGTTGGGAACCACAGCGGGCACCAGCCATCCAGCGCCACCGGGAACTTGCCGTGCTTGCAGCCGTCAATCGGCGTGCCGCCCGCCATGCGGCCGTAGGCCTTGGGCTTGCACACCCAGCAGTTGCTGCACTGGGGGCGCTCACCCGTGGCCAGGTAGCCCTGGGTCTGCGCCTGGTTGAGCAGTTGCGGGGCGTCCATCACGCGGCCTCACGCAACTGCTGCAGCTCGTGCTGCTGTTGGTAGAGCCTGCGGCGGCACTGGTCCAGCTCGGCACGCAGGTAAGCCATCTGCTGGTCATGCTGCTCAGCCTCGTGGTCGATGTAGCCATACAGCTTGGCCAGCTGCTTCGATGTGCGCGCGATCTTCATCACCACCACCATCACCGCCCAGCCCTCTTGGGCCTGCACACCCAGGTAGCGCGCCACTTCGGCCAGCCACGCATCCAATGTCAAGATCAGGCGGGTCATGCGGCACCCCCGGTCCTGCTGTGGCGGTTCAGCACCACCTTGGCCACCTTCTCAACCAGGGCCACGCTCAGCGGGTTGCGCCCCATGTACTCCTTCACACTGGGCACCAGGCTCTCCACCAGCACGCGGGCGCTGCCCACGCTGTAGTCCCACAGCGCCTCCAGCACGTCGTCGGGCACATCGCCGCCCACATCGTTCAGGGCCGCCCGGGCAATGTCATCGCAGTCATCGCGGCTGATGCCCTTGATCGTCTCCGGCCACATGCTCACCCGTGATCGGATCTGGTCAAACTGCCCATGCTCAGGCTTGATCAGCGCATGCAGCCGCGGCGTGCCCGCCAGCACCACACCCACCCCGGCCTTATCCCGAATGCGGCGCAGGTAGTGCAGCGCCTGGGCGCCCAGGGTCTCGGCCTCATCCACAATCAGCATGTGGTTCGTGCCAGCCAGCGCCTTCACAATCGCCTGGAACTTGCGGTCCAGGCCGGGCGGCACCGAGGCCCCAATCTGTTCCAGCAGCTCAATCAGCAGCGATCCCGGCGTCATGTTCGGGTTCGCCTCAACCAGCAGGGTCTGGTGCTTGCGGGCCTTGTATTCCTTGAGGGTGCGCGTCTTGCCCACACCCACATTGCCCACCACCACGCCAAAGTTGGCATGCTTGCGAGTGCGGTCACACACCACAAACACCAGCTTGTGCACGCTGCCCTCCACATAGCCAGGCGTGCCGTCGCCCATACGCTCCATCTCAACCGCAATCACTGATTGCATGCGGTCCAGCATCTCGGTCGGGGTGCTGGGGTATTTGCCATTGATGACCTGGCCCAGCGTGCTGCTGGCCACGCCCATCTTCTTGGCCAGCCACGCACGCGGCTGCTCATTGGCCTTCAGCCACTTGTCGATGGCCTGCGCCTTCAACTGGTCCTGTTCTGTGTAGCTCATCAGTCTGGTCTCCAAGTCAAGATGTCGATGTCGATCACGTCACCGCTGGGCTTGCCAGTGGCCGTGGGCTTCGTGGTGTCAGGCTCAGGCGCACCTGCAGGGGCGCTACCTGGTGCGGGCAGGGCTTCTTGCGCCAGGGCCTCAATGGCCGCGCCCTGGTCGTCTGCCGTCACTGCATCCATGCGGCGCAGCCGTGCCTCGTCGCCATGGCGCTCCAGCCGCTTGAGCTGCCCGTCCAGGCGCTTCGTGCGCTGCTCTTCCAGGCGGCTGGTGGGCAGCACGCCAATGGTGTTGACCAGCTTGGCCTCGCACACCAGGCGGCCCTTCTTGTCGTGCACCCACACGCGGCCGTCCTTGTGCAAGTCGTACTCCACAACCACCTTTTGGCCGTCGTAAAGCGCCAGCGCTTCGTGGAAGTAAAAGCGGTTGTGCAGCCGCACCGTCTGGCGCCCCACCGTGCACTGCTGCGAGGGGCGCAGCACCGCCTCGCTGGCCAGGCCCACCTGCACAGGCGTCAGCTCAGCCCACACCTGCGCAGGCGTGCGGCCACCCAGCACATCCATGGGCGTGTTGTTGTACTCATCCACGAATTTGGCAAAGCTCGCCACGTAGTCGTAGTAGCTCGGCAGCGTGCGCTTGCCGCTGATCAGATCGGCGCTCAAGCGCCGGTTAATCTCGGGCGCCATGTCATCGCCGCAATACACCTGGCCGCCCGCAAAAAACTTGTCATGCTTGTCGCGCACGGTCCTGAACCAGCGCTCAATCCAGCCTTTGCCGTGCGGGTTACCAGGCAGAGCACCGATCACTGCAATGTCGAACTTGGCATACCAGCCCGTGGCCTCGTCGCTCAGCATCTTGGCCCGGTAGCCAGCACCCCGGTCGATATACAACCAGGCCGGCACATGGTTGTGCTGCACCATCGCCGTACTCAAAGCAAACAGCGTCGAAATGGCTGATTCGCTCTCAGTGAAATACCACCCCGGCACATACCGGCTCTTGATATCAATGAACGCCGTCAGCTCAGGCCGGAACGGCTTGCCCGTATTGGGGTGCCCGGTGTAGCAGTCAGCCATGTGGCCGTCGCCCCCATAAATCTCGCCCACCAGCAGCTCATCCGTGCTGCGCCTTTGATACTTCTGCCTCGTCAGCTGGTGCAGGTGCTTGCCAATGCGCGCAGGGCTCTTGTCGCCAAGGGTGGCAGGCAGGGCCTTCAAATACCGTTTCACGCGGCTTTCAGTGGCCCCTTCAAAGCCTTCACCGCGCAGGCGCCAGGCCACATCCGCAAACCCTGGCTTGCTGGGCTGGTTGTACAGCTCAACCGATCTAGCCTCCCAGCCATACGTGCCACGCACGCGGCCCGTATACCGGGGCAACAGCCCGGCCTTACCTTCTTTGATGAAGGCGCTCAGCCAACGTTTTATCGTGGCCTCGCTCGCTGCATCAGCGCCCAGCACACCCATCACGTGGGCGGTGTTAGGGTCTAGCAGGCCCGCATCACAGCGCGCAACAAACAGCTTGGCCGTGTTGTTCACGCTGGCGCCGTTGCTCACCAGCGTGGCCAGGCCCGACACAATGGCCGCGCGCATCTCGGCCACGCGCCGGTTTGACTCTGTTGCAGCCGCCCACGGGTCAGCAGTCAACACAGCGGGCAAGTCGCTCATGTCGCGTATGTCTCTGACAAGTTTTAAAGCAGTGGCCATGAATGCACCTGATCAATTCGGTCGAGGTTGCGGGGCTTACTTCTTGGGGGCTTCAGGCTTGGCCTTGGGGCGGCCCTTCTCGCGGGGGCGCGCTTGCTCGGCCTCCCACTCACGCAGGGCCTTCTCGTACGAGTGCTCGGCAATCAAGGTCTGGTAGGTCTTGGCGGCCTCCAGCACCTCGCCCTTGGCCAGGTAGCTGCGCTCGGCCGGCGTAGGGTCTTCGCCCGGCAGCTGATCCAAAAACTTCTTGATCACGCCATCAAGCTGCAGCCGCAGGTTGCACAGGGCGGCCACCCCCAGGCGCAGCGTGGCATCAGCCCACTCGTGGGCTTCTTCGGTGCCAATCAGCGCCATCAGGTCAAGCCCCAGGCTGTTGAAGCTGTCAACCGTCAGGCCACCCTTCTTAGCGAGCGCCACAATCTCGGCCCGCAGGTCAGCCACCACCAGGGGGATCTTGTCCTCCCGGTCAGCACCGGGCTTGGCCAGCTTCTTCTGCAGGGCCTCCACCTGGGCCTCAGCCGTGTCGCGCTGCACAGCGGTGTCGGCCAGGTCGGCCTCCATGTCGCGGATCTTTTGGCGCATCTCCTTCACGGTCAGCGCGTCAATCGTCTCCACCCCCTCCTCAACGATCATGTCGATCACCTGGGGGTCGGCGCTGGCCAGCGCCAGCACCTTGCTGCGGCCCACCGCCACGATCGCGGTGCGCTTCTCTTCGGGCAGCAGAGATGTGAAGCGCGCCATCCGCATGAACTCCGAAGCCCGCTGCGAACTCATGCCAATGCTGTCAAGCGCCTCGCTGAAAGCGCCGTGGTCCGCCTCTGACTTGACACGCAGCAGCAGGTAACCCGCCTCCACTGCACGCAGCGCAGCCTCGTTGGCCGCAGCCGCCGCGCGGGCCATGCTGAACTCGGTCGACGCACCCAAATCAATGCCCAACTGGGCAGCGGCCTCGCGGTCCAAATCGGTCAATTCCCAAATCCCCGACGTGCGGGGATTTGCCGCTACAACCTCTGTTTGTGCTTTCTTGGCCATGTCGTCTCCTGTTTATTTAAGGCCCAGGGCCGTCGCAATGCGGTGCCCCATGCCGAACGTGCCGCGATTCACCCCACGCACCACGGCGCTCACGGTGTGGTAGGGGTAGCCGTGCTGGGCCGCCCATTCCTTCAGGGTCAAACCGCGCTCCTTCAGCCGCGTTTTGACTTCGTCACCGGACAACACAATTTTTTTCGTGTTTGTCCGTTTCGCGTCATCGCCGACGCGGGCGGTTTGCTTGGTGCTCATATCCGGTCAATCTCCGCTCAAAGGTTGCTCGATTCAGGATGAATCATAGCGACCGTTTTCGAGCAATGCAAGCCTGTTGTTAATCGGAAACGACCTAGCACTTATCCGGATACAAGCAATCGCACTCTTAGGGGTGTCCGAGTGCGGTTGACCGCGCCACAATTCGCACCGAATCGTGTCGATTTCAGACACCAACAACAGCCACTTGGCAACGAATGCGGACATGGATCAGCCGGAACCAGACAGCACAGGCCTCGACCTGGTCGCCATTGCCGGCAGGTGTCGCCAAATGCTTTCCGAGCTGGGTGTCCACGCGACCGTCTTTGCGCAAGAGGTCGGCATCCCATACTCAACAGTCCGCGCCTACCTCAGCGCGGGCAGGCCGCCCAGCCCCGAGTTCCTGGCGGGCGTCTACCGCAAGCACGGCTACCTGCCGTCCTGGCTGCTCACGGGCGACCAGCCAGCAAAGAAGGGCCAGCTGTCTCACGACGCGACGGCAGACGCATTCATCGTCATCCCCCTGCTGCCCATCACCGCCAGCGCGGGCAACGGCACGGTCAATGAAGAGCTGGGCGAGTACAACGTCGCCGGCCTCAGCTTCTCGCGCGACTGGATCAACCAGCGCAGGCTCAAGCCCGCCAACCTGCGTGTGATCGTGGTGCGCGGCAGCTCCATGGATGGCGTCTTGTCGCATGGCGATCGCGTGCTCATTGACCTCAGCGACACCAAGCCACAAAGCGGCTTTGTCTACGTGCTCAGGCAGGGCGACGAGCTGCTCGTCAAGTACTGCCAGCTGCTGCCCGATGGTGTGCTCAGAGTCAGCAGCGCCAACCAACAATTCGCGGCCTACGACGTCGACCTGGCCAAGAATCCAGGCGTGGCCATCGTGGGCCGCGTTGTCGCATCCATGCACGAGTGGTGAACCATGCTCAAAACAGCCCTTGCAACGATCCTGATCGTGTTCTACGCAGCAGCCTTTGCCGACGAGCCAGATCTGGTCAATTGCCGATTTTCAACAGGCATAAAGATGGAGCCCGACGAGTGCGCTTTGTATCAAAAGCTGGAGGCTGACAAGAAGGCCAAGCACGACCAGGAACAGACGGCTTTGCGACAAATCATCGAAGCCGATGCGCAGCGGCAGGCCCAAGAGCGGGAAGCTCGGCGGCAGGCAAGTGAGGAAGCTGCACAGCGTTCTGCGCAGTTAGATGCCGCTCGCAAAAAGGAGTACGACGCAACCATGGCAGCCATCGAGAAGGAAGACGCCGACTACGAACGTGGCGTTCAAGCCCAAGCCAAGGCACGCAAAGCAGCATGCGGCACCGACTACCTCAAGCCTCAAATTGGCATGTCAATACAGCGTGCTCAGCAATGCGTTGGCAGGTTCACCTATGCGGGCACAACCCACACAGCGCAAGGCAATATCGCCACCTACCTCAGTCGGTCAACTCGGCTCGACGTCGTCAATGACAAAATCATGGCCTGGACTCGCTACTAGGCGCAGGAGCAACCCAATGGCTCACTTCCTCCACACCCTCAAGATCTTCACGGCCATGCTCCTGGTCGTGATCAGCTTCGGCATCCTCTTCCTGTTCTTTGGTTGGTACACGCTCATCTTCATCGGCCTGGTTGCCATGTGGGCTATTGCATCGGCCATGGCTGAAAAGCAAACCAAGCCCTCCCGCTAGACCCCACAATGTGAAGCATTTCACCAAGCCCTGACCGGGCCGAATCCAGACACTGAGGGCTACCGATTGGTAGCCCTTATTCGTTTCTGGAGGCCCCATGTCCAAACTGCGTTTGCCTCGACTGGCCGAGGCGCTCATTGCCAGCGTCATCCTGTTCATCCTCACGACGATTGCCGCTGACCAGCTGCCCACCAGCCACCTCGCCGTCAGCCTCTACAAGCTGCACCTGTGCAGCCTGGCTGGCTGGGCCGGCTACTGGCTCGACCGCTTCCTCTTCCCCTACAGCCGCCCGCACGAATTCTTCGAACAAATCGAAGACGCCTTTGACCACGGCTCCCCCAACGTCAGCGCGGGCCATGACAACGTCGAAGGCCAAATCTGCGGCACGCTCGACTCCGCAGAGCAAGCCATGTTCCGGCGCGCCATCATCGTCGCCGCCTGCCTGATCTGCGTCGGCCTGGGTGCCTGATCATGAGCGGCACCCAACGCTTTGAGCGCCGGTGGGCCTGGTGGGTCCGTATGCGCCAGGCCATTGCCTGGAAGGCCTACGAAAGCCGCAAGCAATCGCGCATGCGCAACCTGGCCATCGGCTTCCTGGCTGCATTCAGCGCCTTCTGCGCTTGCATGCTCTACGCCATTGCCTACGCACAGCCCATCCCTGCAGATGCAAACCGCTACCGGCTCACCCTCACCCGCGAGGCCCAGCTCGTCTGGGGCCTGAGCGCCCCCATCGCCAGCTTCGCCGGCCAGATCCACCAAGAGAGCCGCTGGAACCCCGAGGCGCGCTCAGCAGTCGGCGCGCAAGGGCTAGGCCAGTTCATGCCCGCCACCGCTACATGGATCAGCGGCCTCTACCCCAGCCTCAAAGACCGCGCGCCCACCAACCCAACCTGGGCCATCCGCGCACTCGTCACGTATGACGCCAATCTCTTCGTCAACATCAAAACCGCTGACGACGATTGCCAGCGCTTTGCCTACGCCCTGAGCGCCTACAACGGCGGCCTCGGTTGGGTCTACAAGCGCCAGGCCCGCAGCCCCCAGCCCGGCACCTGCTTTGAGCTCACGTGCAACATCAATCCCGGCATCACGCCCGCGTCTCAGCGTGAAAACGCTGACTACCCGCGCGTCATCCTCAAGCACCACCAGCCCATCTATGCGGCCTGGGGGCAGGGGATCTGCCCATGATCATCAAAGGCCTTGAGCCCCGCACCTTCGGCGCCAACCTCGCTGCCAAAGCCGTCGCAGCCTGGCTCGGTACCCCCGTGCACATCGCCCTGGCCCTGGCCATAGCAGCGGGCCTCTGGGCCACCTGGCACGGCATCAGCCGCATCCCCGAGCACTACAAGGCCATTGGCCGCACTGAGTGCCAGCAAGCCACCAACGGCACCGCAGCCAAGGCCATTGCAGCCCAAGCCGCCAGCACGGCCGCACAAGCCGCGTCAGACGTCGCCCGCGCCAGCACCACCGGCCAGGCCTTCGAGCAATCCCGCGCCCGCATCAACACCCACTACGCCCGCCTGGCCACGGAGGCCCGCCATGACCCGATCTCGTCTATTGACAGCAGCACTTGCACTCTGCCTCCTGAGCGCCTGCGCCGCTGGGCCGCAGCCAACGGTGGTGGCAGTGGAGCCGATAGCGCCGATCAAGGTGCCCCCGCCGCCCAACCTCACGACAGCGCCGCCGCCGCTACCCCAGCCAGCCTCGGGCCGGATGGCCGACCTGGAGGCCAACCACCGGGACGTGGCCCAGGCCTACCACCTGCTGGCCAGCCAGCTCTGCAACCTGCTCGCGTTCCTGGAGGCCGCCCCCAATGACTGCGCCCGCTACACCCAAGCTCCAAAGCGTCCCCAAGCGCCTGCCCTACGCGCAAGCCCGTGAGCACGTCCTCACGGGCGACCTGATCGCCCTGCGCAGCACACGCGGCCTCATGGCCTGGCTGATCAAGCTCATCACCCGCTCGCCCTACACCCACACTGGCGTGGCCATCTGGGTGGGCCACCGCCTGCTGGTCGCCGAAACGCGCGGCGGCCCCGCATCACTCGTGCCCCTGAGCCAATACAAGCCGCACGACTTCGATGTCTTCCGCGCCCCTGTTGACCCCAAGGCCCTCATCTTCGGTCGAGACGTCATCCTCACCCTGCTCGGTACCGAGATCGACTACGCCTACGCAGACCTGGCCCGCGTGGCCCTGCACGAACTGCTCGGCGTGCCGCTGCCCAAGGTTGGCAGCAAACGCAGCCTCATCTGCTCAGCCCTCAGCGAGTTGATCTACCGGCGCCTGGGCTGGCCTGCAGAGCACCTGCCCAGCATCCCCACCCCACGCGACCTCGTCAACGCCATCGGCGGCGCCCCGCGCCTGGAGGTCCGCCGTGGATGAGAAGTACCTGGAGCAAGCGAGTGCCATCTCAGAGCACCTGTCCAGCGATGCCTTGGCAAGCATCCAGCGAACGCTGCAAGGCCACGGCCAGCCTGACTGCGAAGACTGCGGCGAATCCATCCCCGCCGCACGCCGTCAAGCCATGCCCAGCGCCATCCGCTGCGTGAGTTGCCAGCAAGCCATCGACCACTTCAACAAGGGATACACCTCATGCCCGCAGACCACCCTCCAGCAGCTTCACCAAACGACCAGGCCGCGCTCTTGCTGCTCGGCGAGGTCCGGGCCCAGCTCAGTGCCATCCAGCAAATGATGCAGCACAACGCCGAGGCCACCAACCGCCGCATCGACGACATGACCAAGGCCATCGGCCAGCGCATGGACGACCACGGCAACCGCATCTCGCGCCTTGAAGACAACGAACGCGGCACCGCCATCAAGGCCAGCAGCATCGGCGCGCTCGCAGGCTCTGGCGCCGCCCTGCTGGTGCAGGCGGCCATCAAGTCCATCACTGGCGGTCACTGAGCCCGCACACATCAATGGCCCACGAACCACGCACCCGCCAGAAGGTCCGCGCCAAGTACGTCCAAGGCCTGCCACTTGAGGCCGCTGCAGACGTGTGCAGCGTGTCCTACAGCACCGCCCGCAATTGGAAGCGCAAAGACGCTGACGACGGCGATGACTGGGACATCGCCCGCAACGCCAAGCGCATCAGCTCCGGCGGCCTGGAGCAATTCACCGGCTCCATCCTCTACGACCTGGCCGAGCAGTTCGAAGCCACGATCAAGTCCATGCACGACGCCAAAGACATCAAGCCTCAAGACAAAGCCAACATGCTCTTGAAGCTCTCCGATGCCTACGTCAAAGCCATGGCCGCAGCCGGTCGCGGCAACCCCAAGCTCAACCGCCTGAGCATCGCCACCGAGGTGCTCAAAGAGTTCAACGCCTACATCGTGGCCAAGTTCCCCCCGCACCGCGCTGCCTTCATTGACATGCTCGAAGGCTTCGGCCCCGTGCTCACCAAGAAGTTCGGAGCATCCGAATGAGCAAAGCGCGCGGCAAAGAAAAGTCCTTCCTGGACGAGCTGGCAGCGTTCGCCCAAGAGCAACGCGACCTCATCCATGCAGACTGCAATGGCTTCGCCACCGACGAAGCCTCACGCACCCAACGCCGCGCGCAGGCCGCCAGCAACTTTGAGCACTTCGCTCGCAGCTACTTTCCGCACTACATCAAAGGCGATGCAAGCGTCTTTCACACATGGTTTTACAACACCATTCCAGGCCTGATTGACGACCCACGCGGCCACCTGGTCATCTTCAGCGCGCCCCGCGGCGAAGCCAAGTCCACACTGGCCACACAGCTCTTCACGATCTGGTGCATCGTCACTGAGCGCAAGCACTTCGTCCCCATCGTCATGGATGCCTTCGACCAGGCCGCCACGATGCTGGAGGCCATCAAAGTCGAGCTCGAAGAGAACCCACGGCTCAAGCTCGACTTCCCTGCGCAAACAGGCGCTGGCCGCGTCTGGAACGTGGGCGTCATCCTCACCGCCAACGACATCAAGATCCAAGCCTTCGGCTCCGGCAAGCGCATGCGCGGCCTGCGCCACGGCCCCTACCGGCCCGACCTGGTCATCCTTGACGACATCGAAAACGACGAGAACGTCGACAACAAAGACCAGCGCGACAAAAAGGAAGCCTGGCTCCAGAAGGTGGTGCTCAACCTCGGCCCACCCGATGGCGCCATGGACGTGCTGTATCCCAACACGATCCTCCACTACGACTCCGTCGCCAACCGCACCCATCGCAAGCCTCGCTGGGTGCGTAAAAAATTCAAGGCCATCATCCGCTGGCCTGACCGCATGGACCTGTGGGAGCAGTGGGAAGACCTCTTCATCAACGCCGAAACCGACGACGAAGCAGCAGGGCAGGCCGCTGAGCGCTTCTACCTCGACCACCAGGTCGAGATGGAGGCGGGCGCCATCGTCAGCTGGCCCTCCGTGCGGCCCCTGCTGGCCTTGATGAAGATCCGGGCCGAAGACCACCACGCCTTCGCCTGCGAGTACCAAAACGAGCCCACCAACGCCGACGCCCAGTTCTTCCGCGACCTCGGCTACTGGGTGCAGCCCCAACGCGACTGGCTCTATCTCGGCGCACATGACCCATCCCTGGGCAAGCGCAACAAGAAGCGCGACCCCAGCGCCATGCTCGTCGGTGGCCTGGACCGCCGCACCGGCGTGCTCGACATCGTCGAAGCCAAGATCGTCCGCATCCTGCCCCACAAGCAGATCGAAAACATCATTGCGGCGCAGCGCGAGTACCAGTGCCAGCAATGGGCATTCGAGGCCGTGCAGTTTCAAGAGTTCATGCGCGACCAGCTCGTCAAAGAAAGCGCACGGCAAGGCATCCCGGTACCGGCCACCCCCGTCATCCCGAGCACAGACAAAGAAATGCGCATCGAGAGCCTCAGCCCTCACGTGCGCAACCAGCTCATCCGCTCCCACCGCACGCTCACCGAGCTGAACGAGCAGCTGCTGAACTACCCCGAAGCCGCCCACGACGACGGCCCCGACGCCCTTGAAATGCTGTGGAAGCTCGCCGTCGCCCGCATGGGTGGCGTCATGAAGATCCGCATGGGCCGCCGCCGCAACACCATCCCCTTGCCCGAGACCACCGGTTAAAACCATGGCCACCAAAAGCACCAGCCAGTCTTTCAACCGCATCCTTCAAGGCATGCGGCCGGCCACGGGTCGCCAGCTCGCCACGCCCGAGACCGATCCAGTCCGCTACTTCGGCAACCTGTTCGCGCTGCCCAACCCCGACCCCATCCTTCGCGCCATGGGCATCGCCGAGCGCGTCTACCACTCCATCCTGGTCGACCCCCACGTCATTGGTGACGTGCGCTCCATCCGCGGCGCCTTCCACAGCCACGACTACCGCATCGTGCCCGGTGATGACCAAGACCCCCGCTCCGTCGAAGTCAAGGACTTCATCGAGCAATGGATGCCACGCACCCAACCCAACAAGGTGGCCGACTGGATGGAACTGATGTGGCAAATGACCAGCTCCATCCTCACCGGCTACCACCCCCATGAAATGGAGTGGGGCCTCATCGACGGCAAATTCCTGCCCGCCCAAATCCTCGATAGACCCGGCCGACGCTTCAAGTTCAACGCCAACAGCGAGCCCCTGCTCGTCACCAACGCCAACCTCATGGGCGAGCCCGTTGACCCGTACCAGTTCCTGATCACCAGGCACATGGCCACCACGGTCAACCCGTACGGCATTCCCCTGCTCAGCAGCTGCTTCTGGCCCTGGACATTCAAGACCGGCGGCTTTCGCTACTTCGTCAAATACTGCGAGCGCCACGGCCTGCCCTGGCCCATCGCGCGCTACCCCATCGGCACGCCCGAGGGCGAGCAAGACCTCCTCGCCGAGGCCGTCTCCAGCATGATCGAAGCCGGCTACGTCGTTGTGCCTGAGGGCACCGGCCTGGAGCTGCTCGTCCCCACGTCCAGCGGCTCCAACCTGCCCCAGCAAAGCCTCATTGATCTGTGCAACACCGAAATGAGCAAGGCCCTCACCGGCCAGTCATCCGTGGGCGAGCACAAAAACGTCGGCGGCCGTGCCCACAGCGAAACAGCCTCCAAGCGCCAGCAAGAAATCCACGACTCAGACCGCGACATCGCCGCCAAAGGCATGTCCGAGCTGTTCAAGTGGATCACCCTCTTCAACTGGGGCCCAGACGTCGCCGCGCCCCGCCTGGAGTTCTTCAAGAACACCCCGGCCGGACTGCAACGCGCCCAGTCCTACCAGACGGCCGCCAACATGGGCGCCAAGCCCAGCCGCAAAGCCATGCTCAACGAACTCGGCATGCCCGAAGCTGATGGCAAAGACGACGAACTGCTGCCCAACGGTGGCGCCACCGGCCCGGTGCCCAAGCCCCCCACCAGCACAGCGGCAGAAGGCGACTTCGGCGCCTACCTCGGCACCGTGCGCGGCTTCAGCTTTGCCCAGGCTGCAGGCATGACCGAGACCGAAGCGATCGACCTCGCAGCCAATGCGGCAGATGACGCCATCGAGCGCCAGATGATCCAACCCATCTACGAAATGCTGGCCGACTTCGAAGCCCAGGGCAAAACCCTGGCCGACTTCAAAGCCGCCTTCGAAGATCAGATCGGCACCACCATCGACGACGAAGCCCTGCGCGAAGTCATCGACCGCGCCATGACCTACGCCATCCTGCGCGGCGCTGCCACGCAGGCCGCATGAGGGCAAGCCATGCACCTCAGCACCCCAGACCTCGTTCAAGTCGCCATTGCCGTCATCGGCGTCCTGGCCGCATGGATCAACCAAGACCCCACCGAGCGCACCCGCCGCTGGGCCTGCGTCATCGGCCTCACCGGCCAGCCCTTCTGGGCCTACAGCGCCTGGCAAGCCAGCCAATGGGGCGTCCTCGCCGTCACCGCTGGCTACACCGTGGCCTTTCTTCGCGGCATCAGTCTCTACTGGCTCACACCCAGCCCCAGCGCCAGCGCCACCGAGCAAGACCACACCCCCACCGTCCCCTACGTGAAGTACTTCCCCGACTAAGCAGCCCACGGCCACTGCACAACGGCCGCCCCCCACTGAAAGCCAACCATGACCGCATCCCAAAAGATCCTCGCCACCATCGGCGCCAAAGTCTGCTTCTTCCCCTCCACCTCGGGTGACGCCCAAATCAAGCCATTCCAGGTCGGCACCATCGTCCACCTCTGGAGCGAGGCCTGCGCCAACATCGAGTTCGACATGCCTAACGGCACCAAGGTCAACCGCTCCTCGGTGCCCCTGTTCCAGGCGGACGACGGCACCCGCCCCTACGGCTACTACGCCTATCTGCTGCCACCTGCTGATGCAACCGATCAAGCCATGGAAGCCGAGATCGTCGCAAAAGGCCTGACCGCGCCGCGCATCACACCTGCAGAGGTTGAACGCAACATTGCCAGCGTGCACTACTTCACCGCAGCTGAAGGCGTGGACATGGCAGATCCTGAAATGACGGATGCCCTCATGCCTCAGCCACTCAAGCTGCTCACGTTCTGTGTGTTGATCCTGTCGAACGGCTTCACTGTTACGGGCGAGAGCGCTTGCGCAAGCCCCGAGAACTTCGACGCCGAAGTGGGCCGCAAGATCGCCCGGGCCAACGCAGTCAACAAGATCTGGCCACTCATGGGCTACGAACTGCGCAGCAAGCTGGCAGCCGCAGCTCCGGTGACCGTGGCTCAAGGCTTGAGCCCCAATGCCGAGCAGCACTACGAAGGCCCCGACGACTTCCAAGGCTGAGCAACCATGGCCCGCTTCGTCCTCAACTTCCAGCGCCAGTTCGTGCCGGCCATCATGGACGGCACGAAGCTGCAAACCATCCGCCGCACCCGCGCAGACGGCAAACGCCCTCTGCCTGGTGACATTGCAGCGCTCTACACCGGCCTGCGCACCCGCAGCACCCAGCACCTGCGCGACGGCCAAATCACCCGCTGCCGCGCCATCCGCATTGACCTCGAAGGCGCTGGCGAGTTGATCGTTGACAGCAATCGCCTCACCCAAGCAGACCGCCTCGAGTTCGCCAAAGCAGACGGCTTCCCCGACTGGCCCGCCATGCACGCATGGTTCAAACAGCAATACCCCGAGGCCTGCGCTGAAGGTGGCGCCTTCGAAGGCTTCTGCGTCGAGTGGAAGGTCTAGCCACCAGGCCGCCAAGCGGCCCTTCATCAGTGCGTCCCACCGGTCGCACTCATGAGGGCGACCAGGGCTGCGGGCCGGCGCCGCAGTGCAGTAACCATCAATGACTTGTTCAAACGAAAAACACTGCCCATGTGACCTGGTCGCCCCCTTCACCAAAGGACACCCCATGCCCAAAGCCGCACTGATCACCGCTGAAACCAACGCCGAGCACGCTCAAGCCGTAGCCGAAGAACTCGGCCATCAATACTGCGACGAGCTGGAAGGCTTCCTGCTCACCGCACAAGAGCTGGCCGACATCATCAACGCCAACCAGGCACACATCGCCAAGCCACTCTGTACCCTGGCCATCAACGTCAACTGCGCCGACGGCAACCTGCCCATCGAGGTCTACGGCACCAAAGGCAACATCGAAACCCTGGCCGCCCTGCACGAAGTCACCTCCAACGACATGGCGCTACTCACCTGGGTGCAGCGCCAATCCCGCTTGCGCATAGAGCTCTGGCAAAAGCCCGGCAACATCACCGAAGTCAGCGTCTACACCACCGACGACGACACACCCGTCGCCGTGGCCAGCACCGCTGGCGCCGCCCTGCGCCTGGCCGCAGCCTCCGACCATGTCAATGGAGCAAGCCATGCCAACTGAAGACCTCACGCGCGGCGCCGACATTGACTCCCTGATCGCCCTGGTCGAGCACGGCCCACTATGGGATGGTGACGTGCCTTCGAAATCTGGCCGCGACGCCTTGATCGACAAAGGCCTCGCCGTCCGCGTGCTGGTCAACGGATGCGATGGCTACACCGCAGCGACCTATGCCGGCCGCAACGCCTACATGCAGCGCTACGGCACCAGCCTGGGCGGCACCGTGGACACGGTCGCCGAAGCCATGGCAAACCGCAAGGCTGGCTGCGCCATCAACCAAGCCAAGCGCGAGGCAGTGTGATGCGATCGCGCCTGCTCTTGGCCGCAGCTGCCGGCATGACCTTGACCCTTCAAGCCAGAGCGTTTGACCCGTCCGACCTCGCCCGCCTGTCAAACCCGTCCAAGCAGAAAAACACCTACGCACCCCACCGGCACAAGGGTGGCCACAAGGCCAACGCCAGATCTTCCAAACGCAAAGGCCGCAAATGACATCCGACGAACAAACCCTCCTCATGATCAAGGGCCTGGTGTCAGAGCAGCCGCCCGAAGCCCGTGTGCAAATTGAGGCCTTCGCTGATGATCTACGCAAGGCGATCACCGAGCCCAACGGTTTGAAAATGCTGGCTTTCATCTTGGTCGGCGCTGAGTTCCAAGCCAAGAGCTGAGGTCACCCGTGCCTGAAGTCCAACCCTTTGGCGTCCGCTTCCAAGAAGCGATCGACCACCTCAAAGGCAAGCTCCCCGAGGCCAGCCTCGCGTGGGACAGCCTCGCCGGCCCAGTTCACGCCAAAGTGTTCACCGTCGCCGGGTCAACCTCAGCCAGCCTGTCTGCCGACATTCAAAAGGCCCTCGTATCGGCCCTCGAAAACGGCACCACCATCACCCAGTTCAGAAAAGACTTCGACCAGGTCGTTGCTCAGCACGGCTGGACCTACAACGGCAAGCGCGGCTGGCGCACCCAGGTCATCTTCGGCAACAACATGCGCAGCGCCACCATGGCCGGCCGCTGGGCCCAGCTGCAGGCCAACAAAAAGCGTCGCCCCTTCCTGCAATACCGCACCGCAGGCGATGCCCGCGTTCGCCCCCAGCATCGCGCCTGGAACGGCGTCATCCGCGCCATCGATGATGCCTTTTGGTCCACGCACTACCCGCCCAACGGCTGGGGCTGCCGCTGCACCGTCCGCGCCTACTCCCAGTTCGAGATCGACGACGAGAATCTGCACGTCGAAACAGTCCCCTACAAAACGCACTACCGCGACGTCATCACCGCCGATGGCGTCGTCGATCGCGTCCCCGTTGGCATCGACCCGGGCTGGGACCACAACGTCGGCATCAGCTGGATCTCACCCGAGTTGGCGCTCGGCGCCAAACTCGCCACCCTGCCCAGCGCACTGCGCGGCCCACTGGTCGATAAAACCATTTCGCCCGCATTTCAAAAGGCCATCGAAGCGAATTGGAAGGCCTTTCAACGCACCGTTAAAGCCACCGGCAAGCCCAAGAGCGTGCCGCAGATCCTGGGCTTCCTCGACAGCTCAACCCTGAATGGTCTCGCCACCCAGGTGCCCGAGCTGACGCTTCAATCCAGCGCCATCGCCGCGCTCGACAACCGCACCAACCACCTAGCCGGCATCCACAAAGTCGGCGCCAACCCGCTCCAGGTCTGGCCTCAGGATCTCATCGACGACATTCCCTCGCTCCTGCGCAGCTACCGCGCAGTGCTCTGGGACCAAATCTCGCAAGTGCTGGTCTTCGTGCCCGACCAGGACATGCCCGAGGCCGAAGATCGCCTGCCCAAGATCGTCGCGCGCCCCAACGTCAAGACCAAGTACGGCATGGCCTGGTCGATCGTGTCACTGGGGTCTGCAAAGCAAGCCGACCTGCGAGATCCGAAGCGGTATCGGGTGCTGGTGGGCAAGCTGTAACGGTGTGGGGATGGCCGGGAGGGGCGCTACGTCCTCGTAATCACGACGATTGATCGTCCTGGGGCATGGAGCATTTCCAGTCCACCGGCCACTGCCAGTTTACGCCGCCGCGATTTTCTTGGCAATTTGGTGCCGTTGTTTCGGCGTTTTGTGATGCCAGTCCTGGCATTTTTCTGGCGACTGCACCCCGTTTTCTTGGCAGCTGCTGGATCAAACCAAACGTTCGGCGCTTTTTGGGCTGGGCACGCCTAACTTGTTGATTCTTCGGGGCGTTTTTGCCCGCCCTGGGTGGGTTGGTGCTGGATCATTCCAAACATCCCCCCCCTGGCCAGCCCAGCAAGTGGCCTCCCCCTTGCCAGCGCGTGGCAGCATGCTGCTGCGCGGTGCTCAAGCTGCCGCGCGCCAAGCCTGCATGCAGCGCGATGCGCGC